TCTTTCGCCAGTTCGGTCCAGCCCTTGCCGTCATGCCCGCCCAGCTTTTCCAGCGGCACCATGCTTGAGGTCAGGTCGAAGGTGTCGCCTACGCCGATCAGGCGCACGCCATGCGTCTTGGCGTCATAGGCCACGTGCCGCTCGGTGATGTAGCCGAAAATCGCCTGCACACCGCCGACAAAGGCTGCGACCACATCGCCGGGAACGAATTGCAGCGCGTTGACGCTCACCGGCAGCGAGGCTTCCTCGGTGCATTCGAACATGAACTTCGGGAACGCTTCGGTGACGTGCTGCTCGATACGGATCGAGGTCCAGTTGGTGAATAATTCGCCGCGCACGAGCAACGTCGCCACATCCTTCGGCCCGCCGATCCTGTTGATGCTAGGCGTCGCTGGCGTGGTTGTGCCGGGGATGAAACGCGGTGCCATGTCACACCGCCAGCATCTTGCCGGTCATCGGCATGAAGGCCGGATGCACGACATTGTTTTCGCGCTCCAATTCGGTCGAGCGTGTCGGGTCAGCGTAGACGAACTGCGACATGCGCAGCGACGGCATCACCATCTGGAACTGATAATTGATGACGCGCGGAAGCTGACGGCCACTGTCGGCAAGGTGCTGCGTGACATCGCCATGCAGTCGCAGCAGTGCCATGTAAACATCGGCATTTAGATCATCGGCTGCCGCCATCTCGGTCTGGCTGAACGCATCGTTTAGCGATGTCGCAATCTGATCGACTTCGTCACGCGAGCGGAACGTCATCGCTGCAAGGATGCGTGCTTCAGCCGCCAGCGTCAGTCGCACGATTGCCAGCACAATCCCGGTCGCCTTCAGGGTAAGCGGCGTTTCGGCCAGCGCCGCCTTGCGCACGCGGTCCATCGTGACAAGCGTTGCAGCGCAGCGCCGCGCCAGATCAAGCGCCATGCCGAACACGGTGGTGAATGTCGGCAGGTTCACCATGTTGTAGTCCACGTTCATCATGCCGACGATGCGGCGCAGCGCGGCGTGCGCGACGGTGCCCTGCTCAAGCGCCGCCGACATCACGACCGGCGTGATGCGCTTGACAATCGCCAGCACCTCGTCGTTCTCGGTCATTGCGATGGCATCCCTGAAACCCACGTGTCGTTGTACGGCGCAACTTCCTCGTCGGTCGTTGCCGTCTTTTCTCCGGTCACGGCGCGCTCGGCGTTCTGCGCCGACTGATCGATCTGTGCTGGTGTGAATGCCACCTCGCGGTAGGCCGGATCGCCGTACTCGATGAACTGCATCTCGACCATGCAGATGCCGCCGCGCTCACGGCTTTCGGTGACTGCGTAGGAGTTCACCATCACCTCGATGTCCTCCATCCGGTACATCAGCGGGAGCCAGAGCGTGCCGGGACCGTTCTGCTCCAGCGCATCAACCAGCCGGTCCTTTGCGGTCAAGTAATACGGGCCGATGCAATAGCCCTGCACCGCGAACTTGATTGCGGCGCGGCCCATATCCTCGGCGTAAGGCACGTTGCGCTTCGGGTACTCGTGCAGTGCCACGCGCCTGCCGCCTGCGCGCGAGTTCGTCTCCACAAAAAACTCTGCGCTGCGAAATTTCGCATGACCGAATTGCGCGTTCGGTTCGCGGTCATAAAGGTCACGCCACGGATTGTGCAGGTCTTTGATTTTCACGACCTAACCTCCCGGCCTTGCGAGGACCGATGGATTTTCGGTCGGCTGCATCTGCTTGTAGTTTGTGATCTTCGTTTCCGAAAACATGCCGTCGCTTCGCGCGTCGGTCTTTGTCCCCGGTGGTGCAGTCACGTTGACGTTGACGGTGCCGTTGGCGGTCAGGTTCGGGCTGTTCGCTGCATCGATGCGGCGATAGCTGAACGGCTGATCGGTCGGGAAGGTTTTCGAGGTGTAGCCCATCTGCGCTGCGGCTGATGACGTTATGTCGATGCCGCGCCCGGTGCGCGCAGCCGGACCGACATCGGTCTGTGGCAGCATGATCTTGCGACCGTCCGGCGTCGTGACTTCGAACATCTGTCCCAATGTCGAGCGGTCGGGCAGCGCAATGCCGGGGACTTCGTTCGACACGCCGGATGCGGTCTTGCGGCCACGCGGCTCGGACGGATCGCGGAAGCCATGCGTTGAGCCAAACACCGACCCCTTCACGGTCTTGCCGCTGTCGGAGCCTTGTCCCTGCGTGGCGATGGCCGTCGCGGTGTCAGCATCAACGCCGTTGCGCATGAGTGCCTGCCGCGCCGCTTCGACGTTCTTGATGCCGAAGTGTCCGGTGTCCGGCCTGCGCCAGTTTGCTCCGGAGACAAGCCCCCACTTTTCCGCCAGTGCATTTTCTGTGCCGACCGGCAACGTCGCGCCACCCTTGCCGCGAACGCCATAACCGACCTGATTGATGTCGATGGCTGCGCCGATTGGATGCCCGCTCGGATTGTGCGGACGCTGCCCAAGCGTGCCGCTCTCGGGACCGATCACGCCGCCAGCTTTTTCGTAGTCGTTGATGAAGCCCTGAAAGTTCGCGGCGAACCGGCTATCGACCTGAAACTTGCGCCCGCCCGAGGTGGTGACCGTAGTCATGCCGCCACGCTGGATTGGCGTGCCCGCTGGCGCGGTTATGCCAGCGGAGCCGCCCCGGCTCTCCATCGGACGCGCCGTACCGCCTGCACCAGCTTTGGCGAGGTCGGACACGCTCGGGCCTGCGCCGCCCATCGGCGGTGCCGCCGCTGGCCCTGCCGGTGCCGTCCCAGCGCCACCACCACCGCTCCAGCCGCCACTGATGCCGCCAAAGGAAACCTGCTGCGCGCCACCACCTGCCATGCCGCCGCCTGCCGGTGCGCCACCGCCGCTGACGTAGCCCTGAAAATCGACCAGCGCGGCGAACACGCCGTCCTTGACCATGCGTGAGCCTTCGCTCAAATCAGCACCGCTGCCGTCGCCAAAGCCTTCACGGAATGCAACCGGACTGAAGCCGCCGCCAAACGTGCCGCCCCCCGGTGGCAGCGCCGGTATCCGATCCTTCGGCACCTGTTGCTCAAGTTCGCGGAAGCCAGAGCGCGGGTCGCCAATGCTGCCGACACCCGGAATGACCAGCAGTGGTGTCCGGCCCGTAGAGCCAGCCACCGGCTTGTTCATCTCCTTCCACCACTCGTAGCCCTGCTTGATCAGTTCGATTGCGTCGGTGATGCTCTTGAGGTCGCCTGCGAGACTTGGGAAGATCGCTGTACCGAAAGTCTGCTTCAGTTCGGTGAATGCTTCGCCAAGATCGATCAGCGCGTCGTTATATTTTTTTGCGCTTGCAATCGCTTCCGGTGACATCGGCTTGCGAACCGAACTCTGCAATTCCTCCCATGACAGCCGTGCCGTTTCCGCGCCAAGTCCGATGTCCTCAAAAAAGCGGCGACCGCGCTCACCGGACGGATCGAGTTTGTCGAGCGTGGTCTTGAAATCGAAGGCAACCTTCAGCTTGTCAACCGTAGTTGCGGCGGCATTGATGCGCGTGACCACAGGACCCGCACCCATGCGGATCATTTCCTCGCGCACGTTGCCGATGCGCAGGGCGAAGTCCTCGGTGTTGCGCTTGAAGGTGCCGAGTGCCCGGTCGAACGCTTCCGGCGCGATGCCAGCCTTCTGCGCTGCAACGCTGAAGCCGCGCAGCGCGTTCTCCGCGACGCCAAGTTCTCGACTGCGATACTTGAGTTGAACAATTCCTTCGGAGACGGAATTAAGCGTGCGGATCAGCGAGCCAACGGCAATGCCGACGCCAGCCGCACCCAGCCCGAAACCGGCAAGTCCCGGCACAACGCCGCGCAACTCCCGGCCAACAGTGCCGATTGTCGCGCCGAGATTTTTGAAACTCCAATTTAGCTGATCGATCTGCGGCTTGGCCTTCTGCGGCAGCAGACCGAATTCGCGACCGATGGCGCGGATGTTGGCAAGGGCTTCCTCTGAGGAAACCGTTGCCCGCATTCTCAGGACATCATCAGCCATCCCGCGTTCTCACTTTGTCCGACATCACCAACAGCTTGTCGGTCCATCGGATGTGCTGCTCGATGTGATCGAGCGGCATTGCCAGAAACTCGTCCGGGGAACGCGAGTAGTATTTAGCCAGTCGATAGCAGTTCAGAATTGCATCGCTTGTGGCCCCGGCGGGAAAAAACCCATCAGTGCGTGAGCACAGGTAGACCAGTCCTCCGCATCAAGTGCCTTGATCGTCGATGGCGGGACCTGCGCCAGCACTGACATCATCTGTCCCATCGCAGGCGGGTTTGGCCTGATCTGGCCTGTCTGCCAGTCGATGTGGATCGGGTAGTCGTCACCCAATGCCATGATGTCGCCGCCAGTCGGCCTGCGGAACGTCAGTGTTTTCACCATGTCGCCGTGCGCCTGTACTGGCGTCAGAAGATTGATGGTGATTTCCTTCCGCCGCACCGGAAGGACATCCGCCGATTTTGTCGGCGCTGTATCTTCAACTTCGTCCGCAACCTTTTTCGCAGCTTCAGCCATCTACTCCCTCCAGAGTGATCAGCGCACTTCGTCGCAGGACACGCCTTCGAAACGAATTCGAAATTGTCCATCGTGCGTGTTGATTTCGAGCGGACCTTTGGTCCACGCATTGCGCAGCACGTAGGTCGTGCCGTTGATGAGTTCTGCCGTGACCGTTGCATCGATCACTGCTTCAAGCGTTTCGAGCGACACTTCCGGCAGCGTTGACACGTCGCCCTCGATGAAGGGCACGCGCGGCAACTCCTGATAGCCGTGAACGTAGTCCTGTCCGGCAATGCCGGTGCGCTCGACCGGTGTCGCCGACACGGTGAGGTTGCCACGCAGCGGCAACATCCCGCCGTCATACTTCAGATACGCTGTGCCTGCGAATGGCCCTTGCGGCATCACGACCTCCTGTTTGGTGTGAAAAGTGTATTGCGCCTGTCGAGGATCGCCGCCACCTCGTAGCGCGGCAGCATCCGCATGATGTCGCGGCGCATATTGTCGTTGAGCGTTTCAATCAACAGCGGGGGGCGGAACTTGCTGATTGTTGACATAGCGCCTTGTAGTACAAAAAGTTCATGCAGTTCCACGTCAATTTTTATCGCCGCGACATCCGCGAGATTTAGGCTGTCAATAGTTACCGCGCTGACCTCGATGCTGTCGGTGTGGCCTTCGATCCCGCCCTCCAGCGAACCGCCTGTCGTGAGCGGCGTGTGGCGGCTGTAGTTGAGCCGCATCGGGCCATTGTGGTCGGACGCGGCCACTTGATGCACCATCACGAACACCTTGTTGATGTCGGCATTTATCCCGAGCCGCCAGCGATTTGCTGGCATCGGCTCCAGCGCGACTGCCTTTGCGCCGCGCAGCGCAGCAACAATCGAGTACAGGCCGGTATACGCGCCCACATCGAGTGCGACCATCCCCGGCTTTACCAGCGCGGCCCACGCCTTCAGGCTGTCCGGCTCAAAGCCATCGCCCTTGGCAATGTGGATGCACTGCCGGTCACCGGCATCGATCATGGTGATCTGCAAATCCTCGACCGGGATGATCATGACCACGCCTGCTGCACCCAAGGGATCAGACAATTGTGCGGCTTGTGCCTGCCGCCAAAGTTTATGATCGCCGCTCGTTTCGGCGGGTGGTTCGTCAAGTTTCTGTAATTGCAGAAGTATTCGGCAGGCAGCAACATCTGGAGATAGGGCGCAGCCGGATATAGTTCCTCGATTGCCGCCTGATCGCCGTAGCGTGCATGCCGCGACAGGATTTCCGCGCGCTTTGCTTCGAAGCGCCGCCAGACAAAGCTGGTCTGCCCGCCGCCGATCACCATGACGCTTGAATTGTACTTGCAGGGATAGGCCGGATTGACCGCCTTGCGGGTGTAGTTCTCGGTGATTGCGAACTCGCCCGCGACGTTTGCCAGCGGCAGCAGGCTGTCGATCACGACCGTGTCGAGGTCGAGATAGACGACCTTGCGGGTGTCGCGCCACTCCGGGGCGAACAAAATGAGTTTGGCCCACCAGCCGGTCAGGCCGATTTGACTTATGTCAATGAACGCCACGCCCTCGCAGCGATCCTCTTGATCTGTCAGACAAATTATCGAGTGCTGTCTGGCAAGGTGCCGCGCGACCATGTTGCGCAGGCGCACGACATACTCCATGCCGTAGGCCGTGCCGGTGCGGACGCAGGCGACGATCAAGTCAGTCATTGTGCTGCGCGAACCACGCCAACATCCGGTCAGCAACCTTGTCCCAACTCTGGACGCGCGCCTTTTCCGCCGAAAGCACCGGATCAATCGTGTTGAGGATGTGCCCCCACGGCGCGCGGACACCTTCGTACTGCACGTGCCGGATGGTGTCGAGACGATCCTGATAGATCAGCGCCGTCGATGCGCAGGTGAGCGCGCCGCAGTACGCCGTCTCCAAGCAGGTCAGGCCGACGCTTTCCTTGTGTGTCACCATGTAGACGCTGGTCTGCCGGTACTCGTTTGCAATGTCCTCAAACGGGATGTGCTTGCGGTCGAACGGCTTGAAAGTCGGGTGCCGGGTGTCGATGTCCTGCGCACCGCCATTGACCAGCCGCCGCAGCCGGATCGAGCGATAGCGTTCCTGCCAGCCGCCGAAACGGGCGAACGTCACCGCGTCGATGGTGACTGCCTCGGTGATGTCGGGCGTGCCCTGCTTGTAGTACGGGTGATCGATGAGGATGCGCAGTTCGCCCTTCTTTTGCTGCGGGTAAAGCAGATCAGGATCAGCGGCCCAGCCGATGTAGCAGTTCTTGTCGGCGTATCGTTTCCAGTCGCGCGTGCGCGTCGCGTCATCCCTGAACATGAAATTGCAATCGACGCCGATCATGTACTGCGACAGGTAGTCGTGTACGAGGCCATCGTGCATCTGCGTGACCTTGCCGCGCACCTTGGTGCCGAGGATCGCGGCGCAGCCGGGAGGATGGTGCGTGAAGTAGCGCAGCCCGAGCGCCAGCACGTGATCGCAGCCCTGCGGGTCCACGTTTGCGAAGTAGTCCAGTTCGTCTGCTGGCTTCGGATCGATGAAGTGCAATTCAACGCCGCGCTTGCGCAGTTCGCGCATCAGGTAGTGCGCCTGTATGCCGGTGAAGTTCTTGACCTTGCGGCGGTCACGAATGTCCGGCCCGACTACCAGCAACTTCATGTGCCGCAGCTTTCCAGTTCGGCACGCCACTCGTCTGCAAACTCATCGCGCTCGTGACCGGCGATGTTCGGCGTGCCAGTCGTGAAGTGCGCCAGCTTCGTCGTCGGATCGGGCGGCACTTCACCGATGAGATGGTTCCATCTCGGGTCCAGTTCGCCGATGTCGTTGTCGTCCAGCCACGTGAACTGGTGCAGCCACAGGCCGCGTTCGCGGTTGACCACGTCCGGTGTCAGCATGCGTGTCTTTGGATGATCGCAATTCCACAGCACGACGCTCGACCAGTTTTTGCGCCAGTACGATGTCTGCACCTGCCCATCCATCTTCGTGGTCGAGGTCGGCTGGTGATTATGCTTGACGACCCAGCAGGCTTTGCTCTTGTCGGCGCAGGCGAAAAGCTGCATCAGGTCGGTGCGCGCCATCACGTCCGCATCCGCGAACACGGCCAGCCCACGCTTCTGCAAGTACGGCACGAGAAAGCGGCTGATGGCAAACTCGGTTGACATCGGCGCGCTTGAGATGACATCCCATAGCTTGCCGTCGCGTGTCTCGGTCGGTCGTGTGTAAAGCCCGCGCGCCTTCAGGTCGGACAGCACCACGCCCTTGAGCGGTGCAGGTTTTGACAGCCGTCGCCGGATCGAGCGCAACGCAACGGCAAAGCCAAGCGTCTCTGCTGGCCTCTCATCGAAGCCAATCCAGATTGTCGGAATGGCTTCGAATGTCCGCATGTCACCGCGCGTTATTGCAAACCAAATCTACGCCATCATCGAGCGACACTCTTTGGAAGCAGTCGATCTGCGATGTCGGGCAGGCGTTGTAGACCCGCACACCATGATCAGCCAGATACGGCAGGTACGTCTCAAAGTGCTTCGACCACTCCAGCCAGTTTGCGGCACTCTGGTGCATCTTGCGCTGGTAGTGCTGGTCGTTGTGCCGGAACGGCGTGCCTTTGGTGGTGTGACTGACCGCCGTCTCGGGGTTGTAGTCAAACCCGAACAGGACGATGTCCTGCGCCCGCTTGTGCAGCGCGATCTGTACCGAGCCGTAGCCGGACGTGCCGCCGCCGAAAATTTCGGACGGGCTTTCGGAGATGCCCTCACCAACCAACCGGCGCAGAAAGGTGACGTTGCGTGACGGCGGCGGGCCGGTCTTGTCGATCTGCTCGACCGGCACGGCCCAATAGACGCGGCTCTGCACGTTGGCGAGTTTGTCGCGCCAGTCCATGTAGCGCGGCATGTCGAGGCCGAAGCCTGCATCAGCCCAAGGGATGTCAAAGATCGTGCCCTTGACCGCCAGCACGTGCGCGCCGCGCAGCCGCTCAAAGTCGAAGCCGAGCAACGATGTGCCGCCGCCGACAATGGCGACCGGCCTGTCGTTCCAGTACGGCTCACTGATCTGTCCGTAAAACTCCATAGGTTCCTCCCGAATAAAGCAGGCCCGCACTGCCAGTCTGCGATGCGGGCCTGCAAGCGGTTTCGCTGCGTTGCTTACTTACGCTTCGCCGCTGATGGCGTCACTTCCGGCCTGCCGTGGTCATCACCGGGAATGACGATGGCAATGGTCTGCCAGCCCTCGTCGGGCGTCCACACTGCCCTGTAGATCAGCTTGCCGCCATCGTCCGTGTCCTCATCAGGCGGAAGCACGATTGGCGGTGTCGGGAACGGCTCGTTGCCGCCGCCCCAAATGTAGACCGGCAACCATCCGCCGCCACCCGGAGGCAGGACGATTGGGTGTTCGGGTTTTGGCTGCTCACCCGGAAGCCCTTGATCCGGACGCGGCCCGCCGCCACCGGGAGCGATTGGGTGTGACGGCCTTTCGATTGGCACGCCATACGAAGGATCGACCGGTGCGCCGGGAGGCAGCGGCCAGTAAATCGGATGCGTCGGCTTGCCCGGTCCCGGCCACACTTCCGGTGGCGGGCCACCCGGCGCGATTGGATGCGTTGGCAAGCCCGGTCCCTGCGACGGGCCGGGAGGCTTCCCCGGCAGTTCATGATCGGGTCGTGCGCCAGTATCGACTGGCATAATCACTGCGAGAATTGCTTTGCTCATACTGATCTCCTGTTGACGTTCATCAACGTGTAGCTGCGCTTTCCTTACGTTGCAATGACAGCGTTAGACCGCGATGCCGGTATCCACTCCGCGATTGTACTGCAACCTGAATTGCGCAAGCACAGCGAAGATGCGCAACTGATTGATGAGGTCGGGCGGGTACAGGACGTTGACCCTGTTCGGATCGTTCGGGTCGCGCTCGACAATCAGGTTTGCCTTGAACGCTGCTGCGTTCTCAACACGCCCAAGGAACTCGTCGAAGCGATACTGAGCGATCAGTTCCGCCTTGATGATCTTCGGCGTCACGATTGCCTGTCCGGCACCAAAGCGCGTGCCATCGTCGGCCAGCTTGTGACGCGGATATTTGCTTGTGATCGCATGACGTTGCGACCGGAACAACGCCGCGAGCGTTGCCAGTGTCGGGACAAGTTCGTACGCATCGTCGCCCTGTCCGTACAGGTTCTTTTGATAAGTGGTGCTCTCCCGTTTGACTGCCGGGATGTTGTCGGCGTTCACCGCCTGCGTGGCGATGCCGACCCACGACAGGTCGTTCATCATCCGCATAGTGAACCGCTGGTGTCGGGGTGCGGGCAGGCAACCCTCCAGCGCCAGCGTCTGCAACGGTCGCGCCGGATCGTTGACCAGCGCGCGTGCCGCCTTCGCGGTGTAGGCCGCAGCCCAGCACCACGGCGGTGTCGGCGAATTTGCTTCCACCCCCATGATCGACACCACGCCAGAGTTATTGTTCGGGCCGTACTGCAACAGATCGCTGTAGCCGGTCTGATCCTCTGACACTTCCAAGCCGCGCCGCGCCGCGAACACGTGACCGTAAAGCTGGCGCATCCAGCCCCAGCGGCCATCGTCGCCAAAGCCGAACTCAGTCTCGATTGCGGTCAGCGAGTTGCTGTCGGTGAAGCCGATGGCGACGTACTCGTAAGGCTCATCGCCCATGTTTGTCATCGCCTGACTGATGTCCGGCGTGCCGGTGCCGCCCTCCAGCTTGTTTGACGGGATGTCAATGCCGAGGCCGACCGGGATGCGTTCTGCCGCCAGCGCGCCGCCGTAGGCAAAGCGCACGTCGATGTCGTTGCCGATTTCGCCCTTGAACTTTG